AACAAAGGGTTCAATTTTTATGGTTTTACAAGCGCTCAATAATCTTATCTAGAAGCGTACAGCGCCATGCTGGAAGAACCTCAACATCCTTAAATGCATCAACACGGTCTAGCGCCTGGCTACGATTGCCATTCTGGTAAGCCTCCAAGATTGTCTTTGCAGCAGTACCCTCAAGAGAAGATTCAAAGCGACTGTCCTTGGAAACAAAATCAACAAACTTCCCCTTTGCGGTGGCAATACGTCCAGCCGCCAGAAGGCAAAAGATAGAATTAGCAAATGCGCTCTTAGAAGCAAAAGCCGTAATTTCATTTGTCAAATATAGCGTCGCAACCTCCTCAAAAGCAGCCGCCGCCAACTCATAGTCAGGAGCAGGTGTTGTCATCTGTAAACCCGCTTCTGCTGCCAGGCGAAGTGAGCGCCCTGCAGATGACATTGCCCCCGATTCCTTATACAAATCATATGAACGCCGATATTTGGCAATAGCAGCCTCATGAAAGCCACGTTCAAGAAGACTCTTAGCTTCTAGCGCAAGAGGAATCGGGCGGTCGCTATTAGAAGGTGCCGATTCCACATTACCCATTTTTTACTTCTGTAGCAAAGCAAAAATAATTTCATTTTTTATCGCAGTAAGTATAAGAATGTCCAACGTTTCAACCTATAACCCCGCAATGGCGTTATTCAGACAAACCGATGATTTACGTGCGTTTGCTGCTAAAGCCGCTACTAAAGCGTACTATGAAGCCAGAAATAAGCAAAGTCCAAACCCCTGTAATTCAATTATACAAGTAGTAAAAGATACTGTAAAACACTATATGGATAGAAAGAATTATCCGGAAAAAACAAAAGAAGCATTACAAAAGTCAATTTCAGAAGATTTGGTCGAAAAATGTAATATAAACGTTTTCAAGATGCAGCAACTGGCAAACGAAGTAGATGATTCTATGGAAGCACGTTGGAGAACATATAGAGGAGGTAAAACTAAGAAATCCAAAAAAAATAGAAAGTCAAAGACAAGAAAGAATCGTCTTTAAAGCAAATAAGTAGAATCCCGCGCCTTCAAACAGCGCTGTGCCTCAGCCTCCAATGAAGGAATAAAAGCCAGTGCAGCGTCTAGGAAAATCCACCCGTCACTAACATACTTAAATACCCGTTCGTCAAAGATTTTCTGTGTCTCTTGCCACAGCTCATCCTCCGTAAATTCGGGCTTGCGACGCATTGAATATAGATAGCAACGAACAACACGGTACGCCTCTAATAGGTCAGAATGACGCACAATATGATAAGCCCGCTGCCACTGCCCGTGATTAGGATACACAAAAGGCACCCCTACAACAAAGTTCTTCTTTAGCTTTGAGTATGACATTGTTGTAATAATAGAAATCAAGCTACTAGCCATAGATTCAGTCCAGCCCTGAGTTTTTAGCCACATACAAATCTCATCACACGCCATTTCTACATTTCTGTACTTAGAGTCACACATATCGTGTAGCGCTGCGCCATAAATAATCATATTGCGCTCATCCGATGAAATATCAGTTAGCCCCAACATAAGTTTCTCAGCCCATGCAACTGTGCCCATAGCGTGCTTTAGACCATGTGACTCATCAATATTATATTTAGCGCAGTTTTGCTCAACAAACTTAAATAGTTCGTTCATATTCCCAGAAATCTCAACAGCAGTCATTGTTTTTGAATAGCTAAATTAATACCCAAAGGTTTCAATTTTAATCTAACAATTAATTAGGATGAGCCAAACCAATAATAATGCGCACCTTATATTAGCGCTTATACATGTAGTAATAATCGTACCATTTTTATTGTACGTCGGCTTAGCGCGTGAGCAGGTTCCCGAATCAGTTTTCAAGGGTGTACTTGCATTGGGCGTAATAGTCTTATTTTATCAGTCATACAAAGCATATACAAAAATTACCGAAAATAAATCACCATGGATAAACTATATTCACATCTTTCTATTAGCGCCATTACTTTTAATAATTGGTCACTATGGAAAAAATACTAACCGTAAGTATTTTGAGATGTTATTAATGTTTGCATTTGCTGCAGGTGGCTATCACTCATTATCAATAATGAGAGAAATAGCATCACGGTGAGTCTTGTTTGCTGGGATACATCCCGTGCAGTGATAGAGATATGAGGCAATTGAGCCGAATGTCTTCTTACAATGAGGGCAACCATTGTCCTTATTGTATGTAGGAATCCAATCCTTAGCGTGAAGACGCGCATAATGTACTAGAGCATTTGCCTTCGTCCTAGTCTCATGCTTACAGCATGGGCAAGTGAAGGTCTGTCCCTCATAGGGATTCTTAATATTAATATCATTGTTGTTGTTATTATTATTATTGCTAAGCTCCTTCTCATCCCCAACAGGGAGGGGGTCCTCACTAACAATAATGTTCTTTGTATTATCCTTACTGGGGATTCTAATAGTATCATTGCCAGGGTGGATGGCAGCCATGTGGTGAAGAAACGCAGACTTCTGAATAAAGCCCTTGTCGCAATCAGCACACTTGTAGCTAAACTCATTCCGGTGGCGCATTACATGGTAATACATGGTGTTCTGGCGACTGCATGTCTTCGTGCATCCCTTGTGCGTGCAGACAAACAACCCAGCCTCATTCTTCGTGTACTCAATGGTCATCTTAAAACAACTTTTGATAAAATAAATAAAATGAATTGTGATTTCAATTTTTAACAAAAATCAATAACCAGTTACTTTAAAATAAAAAGAATCATCTAAAGTCAAAGCGCATAAAAAAAATAATGGAATACATCACAACATTTTCCAGTTTCTGTTCACTATACACGCTAGCTAAAAACTATCTTCCAAAGCCCTATTCTGATAAGGCGCGTGTAATAGTTTCTACAATAAATTCGTTATTTCTTTCTATTCTTTCATACCGAACTTTTTACAACTGGACACTTCATCCTGTTACATATTTTATACAACAATCCGACCAGGTTTGGTTAGCCAATTACACTATTGCTTATTTTGCAGCTGACCTATTTCTAGGACATTTATTTGACAGAAAAAACCTGAATCTTTTAACTGGTTATGTACATCACGCTGTATTTATAGCCATGATATATCATGTAAAAATCACACAACAATCCAATATTATTTATCTATTAGTCCCATTCGAAATACCGACGTTTTTCCTTGATTTAACACGTTTACATAATCACCCATTGTTAAATATAGCTTTTGGCGCATCATTTTTCTCATTCCGGTTACTTTACAACATTTACGTAATTGGGTCATTGTGGAAATATTACAAGCCATACGCATGTATCACAAGCCTTCTATTAGTAATTCACACACATTGGTTTCGGCAATGGATAGTAAAAATGCAGAAACAATCAATCTGAGTCATTAGCAGCATGTGGACAAAGTCTATTAATACATGAGCAACGGCGCCCACAAAGAATATTACTATTCTTAAGAGAAATCATATAATCAAGAACAGTAATATTAGTCCCACTATTTTTATTTGTATCACCATAGTTAAAGTTATGCATTAATAGTGATTTTCTGCGTGAGTTTTCAAGTTGGTCAGGAGTCACCCAATCTATCATGATTGGACTTCTTACCTTATCTTTACCATACGTTTCATAGTACGCCTTAGTCAAACAAATCAAATCATCCATTGTTGAGCCATTTTCAATAATACGTTCAATGCCTATAGGCTTATTAGGTAAAGTTTTCATTAGCTCATGGAAACTCACAATTACATTATCAGAGGTTCCAATATAATAATAACCGTTTTCAAGGCGAAATACAAATGTATTTGTCATTCTTGTAAATTTATTTCTTTTGAAATTATGTAATCAAATTTTTAAGCCGTTATAATAGGGGCAATGTTCGCCAAAGGTAGTAATTATCATTTAGCATTTTTGCTGCTTTGTGTCATAGTTATGGGCATATTATTTTACGATGCTAAAATGACAAATAAGCTTCATATAACGCCTGAAGTTCACAAAAGATTAAAGTTTGACACATGGCAAACATATGATGAAGCATTAGCCCTTAAACCAACAACAAAAAAATCACGGTCTGTAATGTTATTACATGGATATGTTCCATTTTGGAATGCCGGCTCTGAGGTTTGCGCCCACACAGTGAATCGTTTACTAGTTGAAAAAGGGCACGAAGTTTGGGTAGGCGTCCCCGGTTATCCTAATACAATATATGAAGGTGTCCATATATTTGATGCCGATAATCGCACATTATTACATAATTTAATGAAACACACAAATGTAATTTCAACACATTCATTCCGTGAGCGATGTATTAGATTAAGTAATCAATATGGTTCTGCATATATTGACTGGTTACACGGAGGAACTTTCACAATGAATGTTCGTAAATTGGTTAAGATTGAGCAAAAACGTCAATTTGCGGTATTTAATAGTGAATCACTTGTTGAAAGTTTTACAGATGCAACTAAAGTAAAGCATCATATTTTAAGACCGCCTGTAGATTGGCGCGAATATGAAGTAACAGAAATGAATCCAAAATATGTAACACTAAGTAACTTAAATGAAAATAAAGGAGGGCAAATTCTTATTGATATTGCTAAAGTAACACCCGAAGTCCAGTTTTTAGGAGTACGTGGTTCATACTGGTCACAGATAGAAGATAGTACTGTAATGAATATCACATATATAGATAACACACCAAAAATTAAAGATGTATACGCACAAACAAAGATTTTGATAATGCCCTCTAAAGAAGAAACGTGGGGAAGAACCGCTGTGGAAGCCATGTCTTCTGGAATTCCGGTCATCGCTCATCCAACCCCCGGTCTCAAAGAATGCTGCAAGGACGCCGCTCTTTTTGTGGACAGAAATGACATCCAAGAATGGTCCCGGCTCATCAGTCGCTTGTGCAACGATAAATCTTTCTATGATGAGTTTTCTAATCGCGGAAGAATTCGTGCAAAGCAGCTTGAACCAACACACGACCTTGAATTATTCCAAGAATGGTTTGAAAATACAGTAATCCCGACGGCTTCGTTTGAATCAGCAAAACCCCCGAACCTGCTACAAAAGTTTCTTGACTCTATTTAGAAAAAGATGCCCGGCTCACCCAGTGTAACAGTAGGCTCCAAGGCGCAAGTATTCCACGGCACAGCTAAGCGCACATCAGGTGGCTTAGTCAAGGCTGACCTCATGAAGACAGACAAGGGTCGCATTGTCTCAAAGAAGGCGCACGCGGCGGGCTTAGTCGCCATCAAGCGCTTACGTAACGCCGGCTTCGTTGCCAAGAAGGGAGAGTTCACACTCTTCAAGAAGGGCAGCCCCAGCCGCAAGGCGAAGTCCCCTGCCAAGAGCCAGCGCAAGACACGCTCCATGACAGCCGCCAACCACAAGAAGCGCCACAACGCCGCCGTCAAGGCGTGGGGCACCCGCCGCTCAAAGAAGGCGTCCCCCGCGAAGGGCGGCTTCGCGAACATGAACCGCCGCAACAGCCGCAAGAACAAGCGTAACAGTCGCAAGAACAAGCGCAACGATTAAGCGTGTTGCGTTGTTTATGTAACCCCAAACCCTGCATAATATATTATTTTAATTAAATTCTTTTTCAAAGAGTGTAATTAAAAAACAATACATATATTAACTAACTATAGATAATATGGACGAAAAGAATTATTCTCTTAACGATATTTTTGCGCTACTTCATGAAGCCATTCCCCTTCTTGGTTCAAAACAAGTCACTGTTGTTTCAGGTGAAGAAAGCGATGTAGAAACATCAATGTCCCTTGCCGAATATGTAGCAATGTCTGTAGCCAACGAATTAACATCTGATTCAAGTCGTCTTGCATCTGATGAACCTTTGGCAAAAAAGGCTGACGTAGAAGCCGCTATGAAACAAAACTATTGGGATGAAGTCGCTTATCCAAATTATCCATATGCAGGACTAATTATGTCTGGAGGCAACCAAAAACAAAAGCGCAAAACCCGTAAAACCCGCCGCCACCGCTTATAAATCAATAAACATACGTAGCGTACGATAAAACTTATCGCTGTACTTGGAAGGTAGTGTATAATCTGCAAAAAGGTCTTCGTCAAAGTGAATAGTGTCAACTAATATTTTAGAGCCACTTTCAATATCCTTATAAACGCGAATAACTGGATGAAGTAGCGTTGTTTGACTTTCGGTACCAATATCGCTTACCTTCAATCCAAATTCATATATATTAGTTATGCGCTTCTGACCATACTCAAGTTTCAAGGTAAAAAAGTATGTACCAGGTAGCTGTTTTGGCATCTCATTAATGTATGTTGATAGATTTACACCATTATAATAAACTAGCTCATCGGTTTCTGGGTCAACATAAAATAAATCACACATTTCTCCGTACATTTGATATAATGAAGAAGTTACATTAATACGATACATAATATGTTCTATAATTTCACTAAGTGATGCGGTTAGTTTAAATCTACCTACATCAAATTTACGGGCAAAGTTCATGTTGAAGAATAGACCAATTAAGTATCTAAACCCATGTATAAAACCACCACTACTTTTTTTGAAATCAAGGCTATGCATCAAGGACCCAATAAAGTACAGGTCATCGTTATTTACACTTTCATAGTATGAACTTATAGCTGGATACTTATCACCTGGTACAAGTTGTACATCAAAGTCAAACATAGAATTATCAAATGCCCATCCAGTACAGTAAATAACTTCATCTACCCCGCCAAAATTCTCCTCCAAATAATTATGTACAGTTTTACATTTATCAGTGCATATATATGTAAGTGTGTATTTACCGTCTTCAGTTTCTTGGTTAATTGTGAATTTCTTAACATTATGATTATCAAACCCATTCAACGATTTGAGTAGAAATGTATCATATAGAGGTAAATAAATAGAGCGTAAATCACCTGTATAATGAGTTGACATAGCCCACTCCTTTGGCTTCTTGCCTAAAATTAATACAGAACTGCAAAGATGGTTCAGTAAATTTCCCAATTCAAACGCCGCATTGCCATTGCCGACTAACAATAGCGATTTATTACGGTACTTCTCCAAATTTTCAGGGTTCTGAAAGTAACCTTTCTCATATTCACCATAGTGCTTTACAGGACGCTTTACATTGTGTTCAAACCCAGGCATTTTCATTTTAGATAAACCAGTAGCAATAATTAATTTATCGCAGTCATAGATGTTTTTCTTAATTTCCCCATCAACATTTTCATCTGCAAGAATCATATACTTTGCTGTGCCATCGGTTGCCTTCTTAATTTTAATTACCTTTGTGTTATAAACAATATTTAATTTATTTTTCGTAGCAAAGTCATTAAGATACTTTACAAGGTCCTTCGAATCAGGGTAGTAGTCTTTAGAATAATCAGTAAATAGGTGCCCTTCGTTATTTAGCAGCGAATTCCAATCATGGCGTAAATTAAATTCAGGATTATCTGAACCAGTATGCGGCTTGTTGATTGAAATTAATTTACCAGAAAGAGGGTATCTGTCAAAAAAAGAAGCAGCGGCAGGCGCCTTTTCTAAAATAACATACTCAACGCCGGATTTCTGAAAAAAATAGCCTAGCTGTAAACCTGCAGGACCAGCTCCAATAATTACGTTACGAACTTTCGGCATTATTATATCCTATTAAGATAGTTCTTAGGTGGCTAATATCAATTATCACTTCAGCATTATAGTCTGTGGTGCCAGTTCTGCCTTGATAGCTTCATAGTTCATCATCCACTTATTTACATACATTTCAGCTTCGGTTAGTGAAATATCATTAAACTGAGGCTGGCGTATAATATATGCAGCTGCCCCAAACATATTTGTTACTCCAGACTCCTGAAGTTCAAATAGATACATAAATACTTGGTGTTCTTTGTCATTTTGGATTAAAAGCTCAATAGTCTCATCACAAGTGGACATTTTACTATTTTTAAATTAATATTATATACAAATCAGCAATCAATTTTTTAAAAATGACACAATTCTATCGCTAATCACGCTTAACCACATAGCTAATGAATCACGCCGTTCTTTAAAAACAAGTGCATCGGAGTCCTTTGGTCTATACCAAGAAACAGTAACAACACCACCTTCAATAATACTACTAACAAGACACAAACTCTGTGGTCTAGTTTCCTGTACTATTAATGGTAGATTTATATCACCAGTCCGTAAAGGCATCCCTTTCCATAGCGACCGTTGCGCAATAATAATCTGTGAAGCCTGTATTTGAAGAGGATAAAAAACCGACTGAGCAGGAACACCAATATTACCAATATCCGATAACCATCTATATACAAGCATTGTCGTGCGTTCACCCATATGTGCCATAAAAGAAAGTGGTACCGTAACATCAGGGGCAACAACAATCATAATAGGCGCAATCATATGGCGTATCATAGAAGCCAATATAGACCAGTTCTTTGTGCCTGCAACACCAGTCATACACATTATCATTGTCCACGGTTCAGTAGCTATTACACTTCGCGTGGCAGGACTGTGTTCACTAAATAGAAGAACCTTTGTTACAATCTCTCCATTAATAAATTCGTGTGGTATCCACATATGAGAAGCTGAATCACAAAAGATGATAGAAACTGAATCTTTTATATTTCCTGCAAACCCCTCTAATTGTAGAAAGTCGTCAGCCATATCCCTTGAAAGTTAAATCAAAATACGTTTAAGCAGACACAGGGATGTTATTAAATATATTATCGTACATGACCATTGTGCCACGATATACAAAATGATACACAATATCCGTGTTATTTGTATCTAATTTAAGACGCCATCCATCTTTACGGGAAGGGTCAGAAAGGAGCTTTGTATAAATCATGTCATACATATAGTTCCAGGTTACCTGGTCCAAGCCACGTAAGTTAAACACGTGCCATATATACACATTCTCATCACCCGCCAAAGAGGATTTACATGCATACATAGTTTCATTACCAGACTGATAAGTAATTACGCCTGTATTAGTGTAAGTGCCATTTAATGAAACTGCACCTGAAATATCAAGATAAGGGGCAGGGTTAACGCCTTCGTCAATTGACATATATTCTATTTATAACAGATTTAAAAATTAGCTTTAGCTTGGAACCCTTTGCGCTCAATAACAGTTAAATGATAATCAAGAATAAACTGGTTAGTGTTAAAGCCGGAGCGCCCTGAAATAGGCTTCAAACGTAAGCCCTTTGGCTGTTCGCAAAGGTAGAATATATAATTATGCGTTCCGGATGGCGGTGCAGGAGGATAATAAGGAACCACGTCATGATAGTTTGCTCTATCAATATTCACAACCAACCAATGAAGAAAATCTTTTGGTGATGCATCTGGGTCAACCATAATAAGAGTATAAAGCAAGTTTGGTTTGCGTTTGAGTTGTATGGAAGGTTGAGCCAATGTATCATCGTGTTTAAATATTTGCCCAGCAACCTCCTTGTTTTTATAGGCTACAGTAAGAAAACTCATACAGACTTTCTATATTTTATATATGTATTATTTAGTCAAAAATATAACGTATCTATAGAAGACCATGTTCTTAGAAACATTAGTTACCGCCATTGTAATGTTTGGTTTAGATATTGCATGGCTCACAGCCCGTGCTGACTATAATAATAACTTAATCAGAAGCATTCAAGGTTCTGACCCAAAAATTCGTCCCACCCCGGCTATATTAATATATATATTAATACCTATTGCTGTAATGGTATTTGCTGTGCTACCAAGCACAGAAATTGAAACAGCTGCGCTCAGAGGTGCCTTCCTAGGCTTGTGTATGTATGGTGTCTATGACCTTACTAACTTTGCCACATTCACAAACTATACATTGGAAATGACTGTTTCAGATATGGCTTGGGGTTCATTCCTTTGTGCAGTTGGAGCAGCATTAGCCTATTTTTTGCGCCGCCATGTATTTAGACGCCAATACAGTATGCTTAATCTAAGTTGGTTAAGACATTTCAAGTATCAGTACCCTCAAACACGCTTTGAAATATAAAAATTCAATTAATTCAATCAATTATTATCATCGTGTCAATGTTATCTTTAAATTCAATAACATTGTCATCAATTGTGTAGTCAACAATAGTATTGTAAATACAATCATCCATAACCATATTTACATCATCGTCACTATATAACATTTCCATATCCATTTGTTCAACCCTAGAAGTTTTGGTAACTAAATGTCCGTTATTGATTGTATATCCAATAATATCTAACATATCCCGCGCTGATAACATTTCACTTTCAATAAAGTCGGGATTAGAACCATAGCGCAGAAGAAGTAAAATAATACGTAATGTAATATAATCTAATTTTTGATATCCTGCATTATTTTTCGAAAGTAAAAATCCAAGTGGTGTAGTATTTAGACCTTTAAAGGGACCTATAAATGCACCACGTTTACACAGTATTTCACATATTTCAGGATTTTTACAATCAATTGCTACAAACAGCGGTGGTATATCTGACTGTTTGCTTATATGATTAACATCTGCACCAGCATCTAGAAATTCAATTACACCCTTAATATCACCCTTAATTATTGATATAACTAAGTAAAAATTATGAAAGTCCATTAGCCACTAATAAATCTTATATTATATTATTTTGTTAGTTCAAGTGCGTCCACTTTAACCAAAGTAGTTTTCTCAATGGGTTCAACTATTAAGTCTGTGCGCTCTGGATGTAAACAATCTATAACATGAAAGAATATCAGGCGCCGTGATTTTATCATCATACAAGAAGCCTTAGGTAAATGAATTCCCCATTCACCCCTATATTTGCGTGTATTATATATACATTTTGTACGTCCATTATCGTAACCAAAGCCACAAGATTTCATTGAATAACGTATAACCCCGCCACCAGGTCCAACTGATGCCCAAAAGTTATTAATCATAACAACATCACAATCCATCTTAGATAATACACTCACAAGTCGCCCTTTTTCCAAATTATCGTAAATAAATTCATCAAAGTCAATAGCTGCAACCCATTCACAGTCATCATAATAGCGCCATCTAAATGAACAGTATGCCACCGTCTGTGCACTGTGAATAAAGCGATTATTAAATATCTTAAATGGGCAATCCCAAACCCTATATATAATATCTGGACCAGTTGGTAAATCTTTCGGTAATACTGGACCATTATAGTAAAAATAGAAAGCGTCCACACCTTGCGCCCTATAGTATGCTAAAAAGCGCTTTATCCATGCAGGCGCTTCATATTTAAAATTTAATACAATACCAAATTTATTTTTGCCACCCTTATGTTCTTTGATAATATCAGGCATAAGTTCATAAGTAACTCCGTTAATAGTAACCCAGACTAAACCAGTGTCACGCATCTCAGAAACAAAGTATCTGGTTGACATGTATTCTTGATAGCCGCATTCAATAGGCACTTCATCATTAACTAAAACAGAAAGCTGTGGTGATGCATTTGACCAATATGTTGATATCAAATAAAAATAGCCACCACGTATAAAATAGTCATAAATAATCACATTTCCAGATAAATCTTTTAGCATAGGTCCCACAGTTGGGTCCATTTCGGGAACAACCGTAGTAGCCCTGTTTTGAACAAGACGCTTTTGCGGGTCCCACATAGACTCACGTTTTACAAACTGGGCTGGTCTTTCAGCAGCCCCAACCAAAGCCACTGGTTTTCTCCAACTAGCCATGTATTAAACATTACGAATGTTTAAAATATGGATATTTAACGACATTCCTCCATCATAAACCATTTACTGAGCGTAGCGCAGGATTCTTGACTGTAAAAACGCCATTTTTGTTAGGTTGTATCTTTCGTGTCTGTATTTTTGTAGGTATATCAACAAACAGCTCACGCATATTAGCAATAATTACTCTAAAATCTAATAACGCCTGTTTTAATGTATAACGTTCACGGAAGTCAAAACGGGTCATTTTCTCAATTAGTCTAAACATCGGCCAAGTAATACGCCATTCTAGCGTCTTAGCCCGCCGCCCAGCAAATTTATCAACACCCATAATTTCAAGAGTATCTTTATCAGCACGATTTTGCCTGCTACTTGTAATAAAAGTTCTAGCTAACAATAAACCAAGTGCAAAAACATCTGCTTTTTTAAGTAAATCGCTAATGACCTTCTTACCGCCGTCATCACCCTTTCTAGCTTTCCGCAAGTAACTTAATATATCAGCAGCATGTTTACCGTTGGGTGTTTCAGTAGTATTTTTGAAAAGCCAATAGGGTAAAAAGAAAAGACTATCTTCTTCTCTAACCATCATTTCATAGTAACCATATAGTTCTTCATCGTCAAATGGTTCAATGTCATTGATATTTGAATTTTTAAGAAAACGTAAATCAAATGGGTAATAAGGGTAATTTCCCCAATAAATAAGGTCATCTTTCATATATGTATCATCACCGTCTAAAAAGAAATCTACCTTTTTAGATAACCCAAAATCAATAAATCGCATAAGATAAGATTCGTCAATTGCACCACCAAAACAACTAAATAGACCAGATGGACCACACTTTTCAGTTTTTAAAGCCAATACATTCTCATTTTTAATATCTAAATGTATTAGGTCCCCTTGATGTAAGCGTTCTAAACCAATAAACAAATTCATAAATCCTTCCATAAAAATTACATGCGTTTTTCCAAAAGCCGCCGCATTTAAGTCAACCATAAAATGTGTCAAATCTTTACCGCCATATTTATACATTATTAATGTTGTGTCATCATCTGCACAGGATTCGTATTCAGCAATATTTTCAGAAGCTGATGAAGGTTTACAAGTCTTAATAGGGTAAAGGAGGTATTTCTGTTCGGGGTCTATTGGTTCAAGCAAACTTTTTGTAGCATATTCAGTAGCCGCATTCTTAGAGTATAAAAGTTTGCTAACAGTACCCATATTCCGTTTTTTACTATAGTTTCCTTCACACCGAATAGCGGGCTGATATACACAACCATAGGCGCCTTCACCGATTAGCTTGCCTCCACGAAGTTTGCCATCACGAAGTTTGCCACCGCGGTGCTTGCGCCCTAAACGCCTTGTTTTAGGCATCACTCTATTAAAACTCTCTTTTTAAATTATAAATAGCACTTGTTGCCTCTGCAGTTTTGGCATGATAGCTCATCCATTCTATAAAATCAAAAAGAACCATTTTACTCATACCCAAGTTGTGGTGGTCTGAAATATCGTTATTGTAAAAAGTGGATGCGGGTGTCTGAAATGTCCACCCTTGAATACCGTTATCCTTCATAACCCCTTTATTTTTCAAAAAACTCTCCTTGTGATACAATGCATCTAAATGATTTTGAACAACAAAGAAAAGATGCTTGCCCTTTGCCACTTTAGCCTTTATTTTGGTATAGTTAATGGACCAATCAATAGAACCTTCATTAATTTTCTCAATTACATCAGCATTAGCTAAAAGGCGGCTATCCAAAGGTGGATTAATAGCTAAGGTCAATGTCCATGGTGCAATTTCATCAAAAATAGAACTAAACTGAAGGGCGCTATAAGCTGCATCACCAGAGCCAATAATTTTACAAAACGCAATACCAAGCAGCTCATGGAATTTAACCAAAACAGGATGAATTAGTGGCATGTAACCTCTAAAATCCATCATATAATAACCGCCAACTATGTCTAATTTTTTTCCACTCTTAAAATTCGCCAAATAAAAGGGGTCATTAACATAAAATATATGTGCTTCACTATAATTCCAACCAAGCCGACTAAAATATCGGTCTTCTTCTACCTTGTTTTTGGCTTGTGAAAAATAGACAATAGACCTAGTACAGCCAGGTATATCTGCTGGCTTATAAACAATCGAAACTACATGGCTATCATCATAAACAATATCAAACGCCGTAACATTATTTTGACCTAAAATCGGACAAATTTCAGATAAATCGGATGTGTCCATAAAATATAAATAAGGCAACTTTACCATATCATAATCACTACTCATAAAATCGCTTGCTGTAATTTTAGGCGATTTAACGTTTAAGTCATGATTTTCTATAAAGTTGAATAAACAAAAACCACTAATGTACATAATTACAAAGTAAACCCAACCCAGTATATGTCACAGTACACAGTTGATACGCTCTTTGAAGGCTGCACACGTCCTCCAAAGGGATGCATTGTGATTGAGCCTTTTGTAGGTGATGGTGCTATTATGAAATGGATAGGCACAGATAATATTATTATTCCTTATGATTCTGACCCAAAGGTACCAAAGGTTCTCAGGCGCAATGTCTTTATTGAGAAACCAAAATACTATGGAACCTATGTTATTACTAAGGCGCCGCAGCTTAAAAAGGCTGATTCAGAAGATAAGACTATCTTTGAGCAATACGGCACAGATAATCTGTACAAGTGCTTTATCAAGTGTCTCATAACAGATACACCTGCAGGTGGAATAGTTGTATTACCTATAAGTTTTCTTTCAGGTCTTCGTGATTCAGAGTCCAAGCGCCGCCTAGATTTCTTTAGAGCGTTTAAGCCAAACAGAATCAATGTATTTGATATGGAAACAATTGTAATTGATTTTGCCAAACGTCCTTATACAGAACCCTTTCAAAAGGAGCATTGGACTGTACATTTCTACCCAGAAAACACAATGAGCAAAATTGAAGTAGAGAATAAACAGCGAACTATCTCAACTACTTCATTAGAAAGCCCGAATCAGCACATTGAATCCGGTTTTAGTAATAAAATAATGGAAGGGTGGTACAAGACGAAGCTTGAACTACAACAATTAGATACAGATAAACGACCTATGGGCTTATATACAACCTTAGAAAGTACAGATGAAACATTCCAAGTAAGGGGCGTTTTATCAAAAAAACTACATACAAAACTCTGTCAAGATTTCAATGACTATATTATGAATGAAAGAGCCCAGAAAATTAATATGGTCCTTCCTTTTGCAAGCATAGATAAAATCATAGCGTGCACAATCTTGGAAAGATTAATCTGTTCTTATGCCAAATAAATAAAAAATAGCTTAAATAATAAAAGGGCTAGTGAACTAGTCCAAATGGATTCTATAAGCCGCAACCAGCTACAACAGGGCGATGTTTTTCGCAGACAATACGAAGAAGAATCATATAAAAATGCTATAAAAAAGTACACAAAAGAAGTCGTAGATGTAATAACAAAAGACTTAGTTAATCAGCTAAACTCAAGAGCCCACAAAAAATATGTATATCGCTTTGGAAAACCCTACCTACAAGGGCATCCAGTTGTACCACCATCACAAAATAACAGCTTACGTAATGTATACCAAAACGAAGTTGAAAAAATCTATCCAGTTAAAGAAATATATAATGAATTACAACATAAGTTTCCAGATTGTAAAGTTACAATGGACCCGCATACATATAATATTACCATTGATTGGTCATAAAATACTGAGCTATTTTATAAATAGCTGCTGTAGGTCATCAGCTAGTTTCGTAGATTCAAGTTGCGTTTTTGCCCACTGTAGAGTCATTTGAGCTGCCCAGTACTGCCTAACTTTCAGAGTTTCTTCTGTGTGATAAAGCCGTGGACCAACAAGCTGACAGAATTTCTGCAGTATGCCTGGGACCATCATTTCCTCCAACTCATACAGCAAATGCTGAAGTTCATCATCAAGCTGTTTTACGCAAGACATATTTGAAACACACAAGCACAATCTATTTGTATTTATGTGTTCAAATTTTTAAAGCAATATGAAATCACAATTTCTTACATCCGTAAGAAAAAAGTAGTTTACCAAAGTCAAATTTGGAGCCAAATTCTAGATATTGCCTTACTGCATAGTGACCGAATCCAACAACTATTAAACCAATCACCGCTATATTAATGTTGTTACGCACTTTATCCCACCATTTTAATATACGTTCATCGGTTTTTTGCGCATTTAAATAATCACGATGAACCTTGATGCTTTGGTCAATAATAAGCATCAAAAGAAGGGGCAATGAAAAGTACCATTTGCTCTTAACCATTAGTAAAAAAACACCGTATATAAATAATGTCTTAAGCCACAAAAGTAATATATGCGTTTTATTACTTGTATCAAGGACTGTGAATAAGAAGAAGAACGCAATAATACCGACAAAATGTCTAAAATATAAAGAGTGGTGCATCCAGCGTTGTATATCACAGCTTACCATTGTACTTAGATAACCGAAAAGGAGCCATAAATAAAGACCTGAAAGTGCAGCCTTGGTATCAAATGTTTTTGATATTTCATCGGGTGTAAGTTGGTCCAGCAAAGAAATACTTTCTGAACTCATATCTATATTTAATGCGTAAAATAAAGGCACTTAACAATAATTCACTAATCGTACTTAATGGTTTATATTTGCGTATTTGAATATGAATCAACGCCGCTTTTGGGCGTTTCTTTCCAAGTAAGTGAACCTAGCCAAAACCCAGCCCCTGGCGTAAAGTGTGTATTATTTGGTACATTTCCTGATAGCCAAACGCTACAGATACAGCTTATGGAATATTTGAATCAAACATTTCCTGGAAATGGAAAAAGTTTATTTAACACATCAGTAGATAATATTGAGAAATTAGTTGGTATGCTTGCGTCTTCACCGCTACAATCAAATAAGCCTCAGCAACAGCAACAGCAGCAACAATCAAACTATATGCCCGTTGGCTATATTGTACCTAGACCGACACGTAACGACGACTCTGAATATGCACGCATTCCTGTATCATCATTTTCATTTGCAAATCATGTAACATCACTGCCGCAAATACAGAAACAGCAGGATTTTACATTTACACCAGCTAAATTAAATCCTGCAGATATGCCTCAATACACGTACAAAATGACTCAAAATGACACACTATAAAGCGCCGACCTAAAGCAAGTGTCAATATAATTGTCAATGACATCTGAAACGAAAGTCGTTATTAAGTTCAACGAATGGCTTAAAAACCTCTATCAGGCTAATAAGCTTCCAGTTCCAGAATACGCCACAGAAATTGTGAGAGCACAGATACATAAACGTTATGGTTCAACTAATATTTCGGATATGAATGATACAAAGATAGCCCGCCTTCTAAGAGAGATTAACTTTGAAGAGTATTACGGAAAGGAGGCAGAAATCCTACAGGCATTAGATACAAAGGCAATACCTGATATTTCTCATAAATGTAAGGAGCGCATGAAACAGCTACTAAATGATATGCAACCTGCATATTTAAAACATAGCAAAAATGCTCACATCAGCTTTAACTATGTCATGTATAAAATCTGTCAACAGTTTGAGCAAAAGGCATTACTGCCTTTTATAAAACTCAACATTAGCCATGAAAAGCTATACAAATACGACCGTGTGTGGCATCTTATTTGTGATGATATGAAATGGTATTTTATTAAATCTGACCCAACAATTTGTACAACAACTCCACAGTCAACACCGTTATTAATGGGATTAGGTATGAACGTCAACGTTCAATTGGACCGTGATTTAGAAACGTGGACAGATGTAGAAGTTCTGAAGTTACAAAAGGGAATAGAAAAACAGCTTAGCTTAGAACAGCTTGCAGTTGGGCACAATCGCTCTTTGAAAAACATAGAATCTAAGTTAAAAGCCTTGGCAATTGAATATCACGAATCAAAGGAACATAACATTGAAAGTATAAAAGCGTTAACTGGTTTACAAGAGGAAACAATTGTAGACGCAATTAGCCGCCATGAGACTAGAAAAAGTAGAATGCCGTTGCTAAAGAATCAGATAGTAGAAAAAGAAAAAGACAGCGAAAGCCCAAAGCTATCAAAACGTAAGTCTAGTGACGAAATTTTAGAGGTATTGAAGGATATACAGACAATGATGCGTTATCTTGTAAATAAGCATGGATAAGCAAAGCGACGTAAGCAAAGCGACGTAAGCAAAGCGACCAAAGCAAAGCGACGTAAGCAAAGCAAAGCGACCAAAGCAACAGAAAAATACTAAGTACGCCTTTTATCAAATGATGTACTTGATGTTACCCAACAAGCGGCATCTGCATATTGCGCAGCCGCTCAAGAACATAGGTAAGCTCATTAACATCATAGCCCTGAGCGTGATTCAGGAAGTTATTAACAAAATCCGCATCACCGTTGTTCATGTGAATGCGCGCTGCAACCAGGCGCTGTACAATATTAATAACCCAATTTACAGGAACCTGTACGGCATTGCCCCTGATACCAATCTCATACTCAAGCTCTACAAGAAGCCGCCGCCGAATTGCGTTTCCTCCAATCAGATTGACCAGCTGGTTAATAAGATTGTTAGTATGATTGACAATGTTGTTATTAACAGGATTATTACCAGCAATATTGATAAAGTTCTGGATACCATTTAGATGCTGGTCATCAAGCCCACCATTAATCAGCTGGTCAAGGTGCCACTGGGCGTCAGCAATGTCATTGTTATTAAGTGCCTGGTTGTTCATTTTGTTTTTTAATAAGTCAATAACTATTAAAACCGGCTTCAATTTTTTGCGAAAACAAACCTTTCGTCTTCGTTGACTCTTTTATAACAAAAAATTGAAAACTAAAAAAGTATACTTTTACTATTAAGGCTAAAGAAAAAGAAACAG